GATGCACTTGGCCCTCTGGAGGAAGATGTTGTTGTGGAAGAAGCAGAAACTACTGAAGAGACAGAAGTTACGGAGCCAATTGAAGCCTCTGAAGAAACACCATCAGATGACTACAAGGACGTTCCATTTAACAAGCATCCAAGGTTTCGGAGCCTCGTTGCCGAAAAAAACGAGCTTAAGGAAACTGCGGCAAAACTTCAAAATGATTCAGACCAGTATGCCAAAATTACGGATTTTATAAATAAGAACAACTTGACTGCAAAAGATTCAGTTGAGGGGTTTAAAATCATGGCTGCGATTAGAAATAATCCAGATCATGCTTATAAAATGCTACGGCATCATTTAGGTAATATATCTAGGGTTACTGGAAGAAGTTTACCGAAAGACATCCAAGCGAAAGTGGACGATGGTTTCCTTGATGAGGGTGCAGCAAAAGAGTTGAGCCAAACCAGAGCTTCCCTAGCACGGGAACAAAACCTGCGTAAAGCAGACCATGCTAGGGGCGCAAAACAGCAATCAGAAGTTAAGAGCGATATGCTGTCCAGTGCGTTGCAAACGTGGGGTGAGACAACTTTAGCAAAAGACGTTGACTTCGGTCTTAAGCAAGAAGAATTTAATGATCGTGTTGTTGCACTGGTAAATGAGCGAGGACAGCCGCAAACCCAAACAGAAGTATTAAGCCTAGTTGATGATGCTTATGCGACTGTAAATGAAAGGTTTAAGGCCAGACGACCTCAACCCAGTGCAATGAAAACGGCAACAGGTGGTAAACTCGGAGGAACATTAGTAACTGAACCTGCCTCTTTAAGAGATGCAATTACGCAGTCATTGAACCAGTAAAGTTACTGTGTGGAAATATTCCTTTGTAAGTAATTGAAAACAAAGGAGAAAACATGGCCGCCCTAACAAGTGACCAATTGGCCAATGTGGCCAATGCGAGCCTCGATTTTTTCATAAATCGTGGTGACGTTTTAAGCCAAGCAATCCAAGACAAACCGCTCTTTGCAGCAATGGATAAAGCATCCAAAAGCTATCCGGGTGGTAAGGGAAAGGTTGATCTGGCGGTTAAGGGAGTCTATGAAACCAGTTTAGCGGGCTATACAGCCACTGATCAGGTGTCATATTCTAACCCTGACCATATCAAACGTGTCAACTATACTTGGCACGAACATCACATTGGTATTGAAGTTACACATACCGAATTAAAACATGATGGAATTTCCGTAAGTGATGCACTTTCTGGAGAAACCTCAAATGTTTCTGGCAGAGACAAGACTGTTCTCGTAAATCTTTTCAAGGATAAGATGGAGGACATGATGGAAGGCTACGCCAGAGGTATGAATGACCTGTTATATACCGATGGGACAAGTACAACTGCTATGACCGGAATACAAGGTATCATAGCTGATAATCCGGCTGCATCAGGTGTTTCAGTTGGTGGACTTCGGACTGATACCAATACTTGGTGGAGGAATCGCTTTAATGTGGCAATTTCAACAAGTTCTGGTGGTCAGGAGTTAATTGACTTGATGCACAAGGAAATACGTCAGCTTCGCAGATATGGAGGGAAACCTTCACTTGCTGTATGCGGAAGTGTTTTCTTGGATCGCCTGACAACTGAGTTAAAGAGTAAAGGGAACTTTACTCAGACTGGTTGGACAGGGAAACAAGACATCAGTATGGGTGAAGTATACTACCAAGGAATACATTTCCAGTATGATCCCACTCTTGATGACATTAACCTGACCGGGAAAGATGGTGACAAACGCTGTTACATTATTGACCCCTCCAAATTATACATTATGTATATGGATGGTGAGAAAATGCAACGTCACTCTCCAACTCGTCCACATGACTACTACAGTATTTATCGTGCGATAACTACTACTTCGGTGTTGTGTGCTTCTCAACTTAACTGTCATGGAGTCTACGAAATTTCATAGACCTTTGACTTAACTAGGCAACCCTCCGGGGTTGCCTAACCTTTAATAAAAATATAATCATGGAAAATATTTACCGGGCGAATGTGGCGAAACTTGGTGACGTAGGACATACTGTAGTTAAAAACGGAATTTCAGTCCCAGAGTTGGCAGTGCTACGGCATCTGCATGGAACTGGTGCGATTGATCGCATTGTTTTAACTGGCAAGGAAAATATGACAACAGACTCTGAACGTGAGAGACTAGCACATATATATAAGGAAAAATTTACGGAAGTATTTGGAGCCTATGGAGAATTACCATTTGATGTAAAATCCCTGAAAATATCAGAGAATCAATTTTTAGATGGTGGCCCTCCGATCAACGCAAAAAAGGGAGCAAATGGCAAGGAACACGACTCTACAGGTTCTGCTAAATGATCTGAGAAGCGAAGCTGGCCACGCAATTTCATCTGCTCTTGGAAAGGCAACCCAAGAGATGATGGTAAATCTTCTAAACAGGGTGCAAAGACGCTTATGGGAAGATTTTGCATGGCCTTTTTTACAGGTCAAAAAAGATGTAACTCTACAGGCAGGGCAGCGTTATTATGATATTCCATCTGGAATAACTCTTGAACGTGTAGAAAGAGCTTTATTCAAAAATGGATCATCTTGGCAGAAGATTTTATATGGAATCTCGGCACATGATTATACACTCCATGATTCAGATACAGGATCACGATCATGGCCAATTTGGAAATATGAAGCATACGGATTGTCACAGGTAGAAGTGTGGCCCACTCCAAGTGAGAATGCAAATGTAACAACTGGCGATGGCATCTTTAGATTGGAAGGTACAGGGAACCTTTCCACATTTATTTCCATGTCAGATACCGCAGATTTGGATGATCAGTTGATTGTTCTTATGGCTGCCGCAGAATTATTAACACGCCAGAAAAGTCCTGATGCACAACTAAAACAGCAACAGGCACAGATACATTACCAGAGACTACGAGCAAGATTATCCAAGACTGAACCTTTAGTCTTGGGAGAAAGTGTAGTTCGTGACTTGCCACTCCATGTTCATAAGGTGGGCTGATGCCGTATGTTCTGGTTGAAGATTTTAAATCTGGTATTGACACTCGCAGAACTGCAGTAACTTCTGTACCGGGCAGTCTCTATGGCCTGAATGCGGCTGGAATTGCTGGCCTGACAAATGCACATATAACACGGGGTGGTGAGATTGAGAAGCGAAGAGCCTTCAAGCTCTGGACTACTCTTCCTGCAAACACTCACGGATTGGCTGCCGGAGGTGGCAGGGTCTATACCTTTGCAGACTGTCACACTGGAAGACCATCTATGACTGGTCAACCGGAAGCATTGTCGGTTATTAAGATGGAAAGCCGATACAAGGGCAACGTTGGTGAAGAAGACATGGCAAAGGTTTTGAGTGTGGATTTTTTTAATGGTAAACCCTATGCCGCAGTGGAATTTGAGGATGGACGTATCAATCATTACTGGGGGGATCACGATGACCCCGGTGCTGTTCAGCCAACAACAACTATTGTAACAGTAGCAGACTCCGGTGGAGATTTAAGAATAGAAAGTACAAACCATAATTTAGATGAAGATGATGTTGTTAGATTTACTACTGCTGGTACGTTACCTACAGGTTTGGCTTTAGCTACAGATTATTATGTTGTAGGAACGCCAGCAACTAACACCTTCTTTGTTTCAACCGCTGAAAGTGGCAGTGAAGTTGTCTTTACAAACGTAGGCTCTGGAACCCACTCTTGGCAAAGTGGCGTTGCCATGAACAGGATAATCGAGCAGTATGACGGACGGGCAAGAGCATCATTTTCAGTTACAGGAGGAAATTTAACATCAAGTACAGGAACTGCGGCAGCCGGAACAGTTGTGGTTAATGCAGGAACAGTGTATGCAGGTAACAATCTTCTTTTCCTGCGTGTGGATAACGTGGATATTTTGGATGGCCCGATAGGCCACACAGGAAATAATAATACAACTGCTGCGGCAATTGTAACTGCAATCACCGCAAAAACATCAGTACCAAATTATACTGCAACTGCATCCACTGCAACAGTAACAATAACTGCGGCAGACAAGGGAACAACAGCAAATGGGAAGGCAATAACTTCCGGTGTAGAGGGCGATTTTGGGATAGCAAATGGAACGTCACCCTTTGCTGGAGGTATTGACAATGCCCTCACTAACCTGACAATGGATGGCATATCAATTATCCGTGATCCTGTCCTCTGGGAAACATCACATACTTACACGGCAGAAAAGATTGCAGATGAAATAAATTCCACTGCAACCTCACCAGAATGGGAAGCAGTAGCAAATGCTGCAGAAGTTACGATAATAGCAGAAACACAAGGAGCAGCAGTAAATTCGTATTATAATTCTCAAACCCATGTTGAAACAAACACTGGAGATTTGGCAACAACTACAGCATCAGGTCAGACAACTACATCAGGTGGTGCAAGTGTAGCGACTGGTCAACAGGCTGGTTCTTATGTAATGAGCAACAAATACGCAGTTCATTCCTTGGAAGAATCAACATGGAGATGGTGTGGAGTTGGTGATCCAACGGATTGGACTACTGGTATAAATACTACTGCTGGAGCAGGATTCCAGACACTCTCAAACCATGCCAGAAATTCTGAAGAATTAATGGCAATGTCAACGTATTATGAAAATATAGCAATCCTAGCACAGGACTGTATCCAGATCTGGTTTTATGATCCTGATCCAGATGTTATCCAACTTGTACAGGTTCTAAATAATACAGGTACAATTGCATCAAAAAGTGTTATTGCAATTGGAGACTCGGATGTGTTCTATTTGTCACGCTCCGGTATAAGAAGCCTAAAGTCCAGAGACTCCTCAAATGCCGCATACGTTGGAGATATAGGTAATCCTATAGATGATATTATCATGTTGTCAGTTCAGAGTGATGCAGTAGATGGCAGGGATGCGTGTGGAATTTTAGACCCACGATCTGGAAGATATTACTTGGCAATGGGAGATAAGGTCTATGTTTTTAGTTATTTTCCAAGTTCCAAAGTTTCTGCATGGTCAATTTATGAACATGGTTTCGTAGATAGTAGTGATAATGTAGAGCCAATTACAGATTGGGCATTTGACGGACGGCAAGTCCTTTGTAGAAGTGGAGACAAGGTTTATTCACTTGGTGGATTGAACGATAATGAATATGACAATTGCACAGTGACTGTCCAGTTGCCGTTCCTTGATGCACAAACTCCTGCAACCGACAAGATGTGGTCTGGAATAGACCTAGTTTGTTCTTCCACATGGACAGTTAAAATTGCTGGTGATCCAACAGATATTGAGGCCAATGAACTGGCGGCAACTATTAACAAGGTAACGTATGGACTTGGGAGGGTTGGTTTATCAACAACGTCCACGCATCTTGCATTAAAACTAGAAAACACACAATCTGGAGCCGCCAAGCTGGGAACTTTGGCAGTTCACTATTCGTTAAATGAGGCAGGGTAATATGAGTGAACTTAGTAAATTTTTTGACTTAGTTTTTGGAGGAGGGAGTAGTGGAAGTCAACCAGCATACGAATCAGCCGCTGCTGCAGAAGCAGCAAGACAGGCAAGGGTTGATGCAGGACTAGAGGAAATTGAAGATGTTTTCAGTCAATATGACCAAGGGTTTTATGATAAATCCCAAGATGCATATCTTGACTACTATGAACCACAACTGGAAGACCAGTATAAGAAGGGACTAAAAGACTTAAAATTTGCCCTTGCAAGAGGTGGCAGGTTTGGCAGTTCAACTG